GTGGCTTACTTGGCGGTGCTTTAGCGGGTGGTCTTGCACAACCAGTTGCTGCTCTTGGTGAGAAAGCGGTTGATGCAGTAACTGGCCGTCAACGTGAAGAAGGTAAAACCCCTGGTTTACTTGGTGGTACCGGTGTTGGCGATCTTAGCCCATCTCAAATTGCACAGCTGAAAGAAATTGCAACAGTTTACGGTGTCGATATTCCTGTTGAGCAAACTAAAGCATTAATGCCTTTAGCTAATCAGATGAAGGATCGGGATATGCAACGTACGATGCAACTAAATCAGCAATTAGGTCAATTAACTGGTGCGTTGAATCGTCAACAATATACTTTCCAATTAGCACAGGGCGCTCAGTCAGAAGCAGGCGCTAATCTGCGCACCATGATGACAAGCAACCCTTACGCTTCTTCTGTATTCCGAGGTTGATTAATGGCTAAACAAGCAGGTAAGTTTGCGCCCGTATTTGATCTTCAAGATCCACAAACTGCATCAATTTTAGGTGTTGGACCTAATCTTGCAGGTTTTGGATCCGCCGCAAATCTTGGCACTGGTAGCGTAAAAGATTATCAAACACTTATGGCAGGTGTTCCTGCAGGAGAAAGAGAATCTTTCCTGCAGTATCAATTAATGGCTCCTCTTTTTAAAGCTGCAATGCGTCAGTTTGATGAAGATTATCAAGAAGAGATGTTAAAAAGAAAAGAAAAATACGATACTAAACGTGGCTTTAAGTCTTTGATGTTTAATCAGCTTAGTTCTGGATTAAATAACTTGGCTAAAGGTATCGGGATGTCTATGAATCCCTACGGTACTCCCGAAGCCGCACGTTACGTTGCAGACATGGCTGCCCAACGTGGTGCTGCACAAGCAGCTGGTTATTCAGCTGTGCGTAGGCCTATTAACTTACCTATTGTTCAACAGGCGTCTGCACCTAGCTATTTCTAAGTGTCTTAATTTAGAATAAGGAGAAGAAAGGATGGCACAGTCTAGTTCACCAGCTAGTTATCTCTCTTCTCCTCCTTCTTCATCTTCTGGCGGCGGTGGTATGGCATTTGATTGGGCTACATTTGGTGGTTTTGGCTTAGGAGCTATTGGTAACATTGTTGGTGCCAGTATGCAGGCAAGAGCACAAAAACGTGCTGCCAGGATGCAGGCCAATGCTGCAAACTTGAATTCACTTTCTAGTCTTTATGGCCAGCAAATGGCCATGAGACAGAACCAGATGGATCGAGATGCAGCTCTCTATGCTTCTTCTCAAAACATCAAGGCTGCTCAAGACGCACGTGCTGATAATTATCGGTATGGCATGAATGCCAACCTGATGAAGACACAGAGTGATATCAACTCTGGATTAATTGCTGGTGGCATGGGCATGATGAACATGCTCGCTGGCAAAAACATGGATGCTTTAAACCGTGTTATTGACAGAGGTTTGGAAATGCGTAGGGCAGACCAAGCATTTACCTTGGGACGTTTAGAAGATAGAGATCGTTTTGACTTAGCCAAGCAGGCTGCTGTTTTCCGTGCAAACTTTACAAACCCAATGGAAACAGTTGAGCAAGGTCGCAGGGAGCGTAAACGAATTGCAATAGCACTTTCTCCAGAATCTCGTGAACTTCGCAAAAAAGAGCGTGAAGGACGCATTAAAGAAGCAATTGCAATCAAACGTGGATTAATGGATAAAATGTTTGGTAATTACTCCCCTGGTTTCTACGGTTAATTACTACAGTTAGAATATTTAAAGTATTAGAGGTTAGGTATGGGCGGCGGTTCGTCAGGCGGAAAAAGTAACGATAAGGCTACTGCACAAGCGCAAGAAAGGATTGCAGCAAATCAACTGCAATTTGATCGGGAACGCGCTGCTGAACAAGCAGCACGACAAGCAAATATTGATGCGTATCAGAAAACAGTAGATGATCGTCGTTTTGCTCTTGATTTAAGAGGAGAGGAACGTGCCGATAGAGCTTTAGCATTCCAAAATACACTTGCTCAACAACAGGCTGATTATCAAAAACAAAGGGACGAAAAACTTTTCGGTTTACAACAACAGCAGTTTGAATTAACTCAGCAAGATCTTAAGTTCTATCAAGACAAATCAACACGAGAAGAAGAAAGAATTCTCGCAAAGGACAAAGCAGCTGAAGAAAAAGAAGCAGCACGCCTTGCTCTTGGTGCTGAAGGCTATGACGCTTACAAAGAAGGTTTAGAGCAACAATTACGCAGTGGTCTTATTAACGCTGCTGCTGCCCAAGAGTATCTACAAGACTATGCGAGTACTTATCAGATTGCTGGTAAGCAACGCCAAGATTCCCTTGGTTTTGGTGATATTTATGGTAAAGAAGTTCTTCAGCCTCGATATGAACAAGGTGTTGGTACTGCATACGAAGAAGTTTTAGGAAGGGCGCCAACGGAAGAAGAATATGCAAAAGCCATGGCCAAATTTAATGTGGCAGAAGGCTTTACATCTGCTTCAAGTCTTAAAGAAGATCTTTATAAAACGACTGAATATAAAGATAAATTTGATAAGAGTTATCTTGAGTCTTATTACGATACGGTTTTTGGCAAGGAGATTAAAGACGAAGAAGGTTATAAAACAGGTGATCGTACTTTTAAATTTGATAAGAGCCTATTGCCTACATATAAAGGAGATCTTGCTGAACGTACCGGTGTTGAATTACCTAATTTTGCAGACGAGTTTACTGGTAAACCATTTGAGCTTGAAGCGCAGCTTGACAACATTAAAGAATCACGCCAATTCCTTTACAATGCTGGTTTAACTAATCTTCAGGGTGAAATTGACCAACAAACTCAGAAGATTAAAAATGAAGGCATGAAAGAGATTCAAAAGATTGCTGCTCAGGGCGATATCTATAAATCAGTTATTGGATCCTTTAGCTTCTAAAGGATCTTATGTTTTATAATTATTAGAAGGTTCTTTTTTAAAACAATGACCGAAGATACCACGCAGGCACAACCAGTGCAGCAAGTCCAGGGCGATACCGACGACAATTACTTTGACGTACTTAAGTTCGAAGAACTTCTTAACCGTCTTGAGTCTTCCAAAAAGCGTCAGCAACGTCAAAAGAGCGTTGAAGGTCGTCGTGACATCTTTGCCACTGGTCTCGCTGGCATGATGGGCAATTTCTGATTGAGGTAAACAATGCCTGCATCTGATATCGAAGATACCTACTCAACTGACGATTGGTTTGATCTTGACAAGTATCGTCAAGCTGCAGGCGTAGCTTACGAATTCTCAAAGAAGAAAATGGAGGACGCTGGTGCTCAAGAACGAGAAACCATCGGTAAAGGAGCAGAAGAACAGCGAACCTCTGCTGGTCAAGCCCAACGCTTCAGGCAAGAAGACGAAGCTCGAGACTTCAAGCAAGCCCAACGAGCATATCGATATTGAGATCTTCGACCGTTGGGTCGATAATCTTGATTCATCCACTCAAGAATCGTTTTTATCTTTCTCGGAAGATAACTATTCTGTAATTGAGTGTTATCTTTATGCTCGTTTTCTTGGTTACACAGGGAGCATCGTAAGCTGCGATCTGTGGGTTAATGAGCATTACAAAAAACCTGATCACAGGAAAACTCTTCTTTATGAAATTGAAGAGATGCAAGAAGACATCCGTAAGCTGCGTGATGCAGTAGAGCAGGGTGTTGTAAAGCGTGATGCAGGTGTTGCACGAATTGCCTCAATGCAAAAAGAATTGCGTGGTGCAATTCTTCAAGTAGAACAATTTACTTCTGTTAGAGATAGAAAAGGCTTGTTAATGGCTGGAGCTGATAGAGCTATTCGTGAGTTAATGTTTGTATTCAAAGATGATCCAATTGAAGCACCTTTGAATGAGGCTTCAATGAGTGTATGGGCTAGAATGCAACTAGAAGAATAAGATTTAATTTCTTAAGGTTAACAAATGGGCGCTGATTTTAGGAAAGGACAAAACGACCCTAGAGATCCTCAAGTTAGAGAAGGTATTAGGCGTCGACAAGAAGCTGCTGCACGTGATTTAAGTTCACGTGAACAAGCCAGGCAAGCAGAATTTCAACAACGACGTGAGCTTGAGCGTGAACAGGCTATGCAACGAGCAGCTCAATCCCAAGTTCCTCAGCAGTCTCCCCCTCCTGGCTTCGAAGAAGCTACTTTCCGCCGTGCTGAAGTTGAAAAAGCACGTGGTGGCCTTGGTCGTAGAGCCAATGCTTTAGATCAACGTAGAGCACAACAAGAATCTTACGAACGAGAAAGACAACTACGCAATAAGTTTGAAGGAGAGTCTAACGAGATGCGTCGTCGTTCTCAAGCGCAACCTCCTGTGCGGTCTGGAATGATCTTTGGTCCTGGTCGTTCAACACGTATGCCAGATGGACGTAGTCCTGAGTACCAACAGATCATTGATCGTTTACGTTCCATGAGGGGAGGTAACTGATATGGCAAAAGGTAAGATGCCACCACAGCTTCTTGAATATTTTAAAAAGAAAGAAGCTAAAAATAAAGATGGCTCAGACATGAGCGATAAAGAAAAACGTAAAGCTGCTTTAGAAAAAGCTCGTAGCTATAAAAAGCAAAAAGCAAGTAAGAAAGAAAAAGCTTAAACGTTCATGCAAAGCAAAGGTCATAAGGCTGATTTTGCTCACTTTTTGATTGAATCAGGTGAGCAAATACTCAGTCTTCTTTGGCCTGAAGCAAATGCTCGTCGGGCAGCATCTTTAGAGATTATTGCTCGCACTGCCTATACGGCTGAGGAAAGTGCTTGTCACTACCTCGAAACGATTGGTCTTGATCAGAGCGGCTCCATCCGTAAGACTCTGGAGCTAGCACGTCGGCAGGATAGTAATGAGCAGACGCATGAAGACATTTTTGCTCGTGATCTTGGTGGATTGTCCTTATGGATAGACCGTTTTGTGGCAAGGCATGTAGCTGTTTTTGTTTATTGGATATTTGCTTTTACTACTTTGTTAGATCATGAATTTGCTTCCTTGCTTGGAGAAGCGGTTGAGGCAGAAGCAGTTAAGACATATCAGCGCATGCTTTTGGAACAACCAGAAGAATGGTTAGAGCAACCTGCAACTCCAATTGCAAAAGCTTATTGGAGGGAAGAAGGAAATATGTGGGCTGCTCGAAATGAAGATGAACCACAAACTCTTCGGGATGTAATTGAATTAATTGCTAAAGACGAGTCAGATCATGTGGTGGCCAATAGTCAAAAAGCAATTGCTTTCTAATCTTTAGGCTAGTATTTAATTAGTAACTCAGAGAAATAGCGTGCCTTCTTACGTTCATCTTGCTTATCGCCGTAACGCAAAGGCAGCAGCACGCAGTTTTCAGATTAAAGAAAATAAAAACGAACATCTTCTCGAAAAAGCTCGGGAAGATTTTGGTTATTTTTGTGAGTACGTTGCAGATAAACCACCAGCAGAACACCATAAGAACTGGCACCGTCACTTTATTACAAATGAGGACAGCAGTTGTTTAATTAAAATTGCTGGTCCAAATATTGATTTGCTTGCTCCACGGGGCTCAGCAAAATCTACAGTATTGGGATTATTGACAGCTTGGGCAATTGGTATTCATACAGCAGCAAAGAAACCGCTACAAGTTCTTTATTTGTCTTACACGGTTGATATTGCTCGTTCCAAATCTGCAACTATCAAACGAATTATTGAAAGCAAAAGGTATCAGGAAGTTTTTCCCACTGTTCGTTTATTAAAGAACGTCACAAGTAATGAATATTGGTCTATTGACCACAAGTTTGCAGGTATCGATACTACAGGTGAAGAACAGTTCACACTTTGCGCTGCTGGCCTTAAAGGTTCAGTGACTTCTAAGCGTTCTCATCTTGTGATGATTGATGACGCTATTAAATCAGCTGCAGACATTTCAAACCCTGACATCCGGAAACAGATGCAGGAAAACTGGAATGCTGTGATTGCACCGACCATGTTTGAAGGTGGTCGAGCTATTTGCCTTGGAACACGCTTTCGACACGATGACATTCATTCAACCACATTTAATGAACAAAATAACTGGACACAGATTGTCTTGTCAGCAATTTTAAATAATGAAAAAACAGGTGATGAAGAATCGTATTGGCCAGACATGTGGTCTCTTGATTATTTAAAAGAAAAGAAAAGACAAGCGCCAATTGCTTTTTCTTTTCAGTACATGAATCAAATTGTCAGGCAAAATGAACTTTCTCTGGCACCTGAATTGATTGTGAAAGCAGAAATCTCGACAGAGTTCGATTCTCTTGGGATTGGAGTTGACTTGTCTGCAGGTGTGAAAGAAAAGAACGATTACACCGTTATGGTGTTAGGTGGTCGTATCGAGGATCGTATTCATATTATTGATTATCGTCGGATCAGGGTAATGGGCAACCTTGAGAAACTTGATGCAATGAAAGAGCTTCTCAATGATTGGTCGATTTTAGGTAGAGATGATAACGGTAATTATTTCCCAACTTATTCAACTTGTGACATTTGGTCAGAAGCAGTTCAGTATCAAGCTTCTCTGGAAGCCGACTTTAAACGAGTTTGTCTAAACAATGAAAACCTATATAATTTAATTTGGCATCCCGTTAAAGGTTTCCGTGCTGATAAGTTGGCACGATTCCGTGGCATCATTGGTATGTTCGAAGATCGAAAGATTATTTTTAATCGTTATCGTAACTTCACGCATATGTTTGAAGAGCTTACTAATTTTGGTGTAAGTGGCCACGATGATTGTGTTGACGCACTTGTTTGGTTAGTGAACGGGTTGGCAAGAAAAGGTCAACTTCATGTTGATTTTTAATCTTAGAATTATTAAAAAGCTTTTGGGTCGTGGGTCCAGAATACGCAGCTATTGCTATTACATCTATAATTTCGGCAATTACAGGA